GAACCAGTGCCGATACCGTAGTTACTATGCGTCACCAGTCTATGGTGTATTATCGTGATCCATGATTTTAATCATATAAAGGATGAGATATTTCATAAAAATGACAGTTTAAATCAAGCCATTGGCACTCAGCTCCGGAAAGAGCTCGTCGAGGGTCCATATCTTCGTTACAGAGCCAGATGGTAGGCCTGCCGTTACGAACTCGTCGTTTCTTTCGATATTTATCGGTGAGTACCCCTTCTTTCTGGCATCCGAGAAAGAATTTCCAGTGTGGAAAGAATTTGATGTCGATGTCGTCCAGGATGATGTACTTGGCCTCGTCGCACCAGTCGTCGATGGAGAATAGGTTGCAGAAGTACATGTGCGTGCCAAGAGATCTTGCCCACTCAGTCTTCCCGAGCCTAGACTTTCCAATAAGAACGAGCGAGCGTGGTCTTTCCACTTCCTACAAAGCTAGATTATTTAGTGAGCAGCCAGCGGCTGGGGAGGGGACTGGGGCCCCCCCCAGACAAGACAGGAGCCAATATAGGCATGAGGGGATACAGTAATACCTCTAGGAGATTAGTCCTAACCCAGTCGGTCAAGGAAACAGGCTCTCGGAATTCGTCTCGTCCTCTTCCAGCGTATGGAGTCTCGTCTCTCCCGAACCGCCACTCGCAAAAGAATAAAAGGCGTTCAAGGTGTAGCACGTAATCACGCGGAAATCGCGATCGTGCCGCGTCAAGAAACTCAGTCTTGCTGTTGCAAACTTCGAGCACTTCTCCCCACCCGGACATCTTGGGTCCGAGCACGCTTTCCAGACCCTCAGAAACCAACGGCTCAGTGTCCTCTTTGCGGCAGTAGGCAGCGCAGTCTGCAGCACGTCTTGGGTGTTGTACGTTAGGATGGTATCCGTCCACGTCAAAGGCGCTAGCGCTAGCGAACCGTCGTCTTCTTCCGAAGTGAACGTAAGCGTGTAGGTGATATGCCCCATCATCGTGCAGCTCACGGCCAATGATGTACTCACACTCGGGTGCAAGGTTTCGCAGAAAATCTCGTAGTTGTTCTCGCTCAAGAGGGCATTGCGGGTATGTGAGGAAAACGTGAACTCCATCGTATGAGAAAGAGGAAGCTGGCATAATATTACCCAGCTTCCACCCGCCACCCGCCACCCTTATATAAGGACGCTGCGCAATCGAAATGTTTTTCGATGGCAGAAGGTTGGGTTTCACGTGCAGTTGCGGGTTCGATTTATCAACCAATAGCAACTCTTGCTCCGTCTTCATTCCTAAATTCGGCAGTCATCAACGGCTTAGACGTGTCACGGAAACGTCCAGCTACACTCCAATTAATTGGAGGTCCCGATCCGAAAAGGCTAAAATTAACTGACTTCGCTCAAAAAGGCGCTATGGCTTTCAGAAGGCGTACCTCTCGTCGTCGTCCTCGACGTGGTCGTCGTTTGCGTAAAAGACGTGGGTTTCGCTCTCGCGGAGGCTTCGCTAAACGCGTTAGACGCGTAATCTTTCGTTCACTCGAAAAACGTGTGCAGGTCATCGAAGATGGAACCGTTGCCACTAACTTGGCTGAAGGAGATGGCACTACTCGTGTCATATACGTTCAAGCTCCTATCTCTGGTATGCTTCATGGAGATGAAGAGGATCGTTTCCAAGGCAATCAATTCTGGTTGAAGGCTCTGAGTCTTCGTGGTCAACTGACCATGGATACAACGACGCCGCCCGCAACTGCTGCTATTGTGCGTATTACGCTACTTTTTAGCAAGGACCAGGGAGATGGCTTCCAAACTGGTCTCACTGCGTTTGGCAATACAACCACTGCGATTACCAACCCAACCCAAGTACCACCTGATACCAATCCACGGTTCTTTCAGAATACAGCGGTACCATTCGTCGGTCTCGGTTATACAGCACCGTTCGACGTTACCCGTCACAAGGTTATTAAGTCATGGATTATCCCGGTTAACCCTTCAGGAGATGTAGAAGGCTCGGCTCTCGCTCTGCCAACACTATTCAAATGTTATGTGCCAATCAAGAGGATGATGCAAGTTGAAGATGCATTACAAGGTCCAATCAATGGTTCAAATACCAGGTACAAATACGGTACCTATTGGTGGGTTGTCCAGTGTATCGCTGGCAACACAGGAACCAGTGCCGATACCGTAGTTACTATGCGTCACCAGTCTATGGTGTATTATCGTGATCCATGATTTTAATCATATAAAGGATGAGATATTTCATAAAAATGACAGTTTAAATCAAGCCA